GTCCCCAAGGTCGTGCTCCTGCAGATGCCCTTCGCACAGACTCAGGAAGCCGTCTCTGTCCGTGCGGTACAGAAGGGAGAAAAGCGGCTCGGCCTGCGACATCCGAACGCCTTCGAGTTTCAGCCGCAGCTTCGGCACAATCGCGTCCCCGATACCGGTCGCGAGTTGGGACAATTTCGGGCCGACCTCGGGGTCGCTGCTGGTCACGATCCGGTCGAGCAGCCACCACTTCCTCTGAAATTCGGTGATGTCCGTGTAGATGTCAACGTCCTTAGCCATTACAGGGTTCTCACCTTCAGAGGTGCCAAGAGTTCCAGGGCCTCCGGGCAGAGCGCCCGAGCCTTGGTCAAGTAGGAAACGGTCTCCCCGAGAACCTCGACCCGCTGAGTGCCTATCTGGTCCTTGCGCCGGAACGTGTACTCGGCTTGAGCGAGTGCCGCGGCCATGAGGTCGGGGTAGTCGTAGAGGAGGTTCGAGGTGGAGAACGAGGCGATGGTCCCGGTCTTGACTGCCCCTGCCGTCTTGATCGTTCCCCCAACCGCCTGACCCCCCGTGTCCTCGTCGAATGTTGTGGATGTCGGGGTCGGGGTCCAGACAAGGACAAGGGTCGTCGCGCTGTACGAGACACAGGTCCCGATAGCCGCGTCACTTCCATCGAGCAGGGCATCCCCGGCGGCGAAGGTGCCCGTGGGGGTAGCCGTCATGACCACCGAGATGTTCATGGTACTCGTAGCCATCCCTCCGGTGTACGTCAGTTTTAGGGACATCCTGGACTCTTGCACGGCGTACTGATTGACAAGGAGAACGGACATGGAGTCCGGGCCGACGATGCAATCATCGGAGTCGATGGCGTCGTCGAAATCTCTGCCTGTATCGTAATACCCCGTAACGGCCGAGATGGGAACGCCGTGAGGGAAGTATTCGAGGTGGTTGGAGTTGTTCACGTCGAAGGTCTCGCTGCGTTCGGTCGCGTAGATGTACCGTTTGAGGTGCCGCTCGAAGGTCCCGCCCATGATATTGATGATGGTAGCGAGGAGGCGGGTCTGACCGGCGTCGGATTCGTCCCACCCTTGGAGGTAGTCCTTGAGTTTGCCAGCGGTGATAACGTCGATTCCGGGCCTAGCCATCGGCGGGGTCCTCCTCGATCTTGGGGATACCCTCGAAGCAACCCTCGTAGGGGAGCCTTGAGGGTTGAGGGTCGGACTTCAATCGGCAGATGGAACCGTTGTGGGCTTGGCATGAACCGCATTGAACCATGCAGGGCGTAGAGGGTCGCATGCCGAAGTCTTCCACGAGGACGACCCGAACTATGTCCCGGAGGAGTTCCAGGCCGTCCTGGCTATCCCAAGGGGCCTCTGGGTCGCTCATCTCTACCGCGTCCGCCTCGGAGAACCCGCCAGGAGAGACCCGGAAGTGGTGGGTCATCCGGTCGCCGTCCCGTCCGCTTCCGTTCTTGTAGGGGTCCATGTCGGCCATCAGTTCTTCCCCGATTTCTTGTCAGCCTTCTTTTCTCCGGGCTTCCGCATGACCTTCATCGGAGCGAGTTTGTACTGCCCCATGGCCGCGAGTTCTTGCGGGTCGATGTCCTGCATCTGAGCGTCGAGGAAGTCCGAAGGCGAGACGCCGATCTCGACTGCCTTGTCCCATATCTTCTCCTCAGCTACGAGTCGCTTTTCCATGGCACGGAACGGGTTGTCCTCTCCGGCGAGGCGGAAATAGTCGATGAGCGCCCGTTCCCGTTCGATAACGTTAAGGCGCTTGTCGAGGGATTCAAGCGCGAACCGCTTGTCGTCCCAGTCGTAGAGAGGCCACTCGATGTCGGTGGGTTTGAGTTTCCGGTTCGGGTCCCTCGGATCGATGGTGCTGCCGCAGATCGTCGTAGAGTTTCTGACCCTGTCAACAACGATGTATCCGCCACGCTTGTCACAGCGGACGCGCATCCGAAAACGGGTATCATTCTCGTGGGCTTTGAGTTCCCTCGGCCCGCCCCGGTCCCGGATCGTGAAGGGGTGCCCCTTCGGCCGCGTGTGTTCTTCTTTGACTAGCGGCGCTCCACTGCCTCCGTCGTATGTTCTGCTCATGGTATGCTCCTCTTTCTATCAAAAACCTTGTTCCAGTTCCGTGGTGCCGAAGCCTCTCTCAAGGCCCCGATACCCCGGAACTGAATCCAGGGTGGCGTTAGCCGCATGAAGGAAGGTCTAGGTTGTCGGGCGAATCTTCGGGATGATCTCGATCTCGGCGATCATCGCAAACTTGGGTCCGCCGGTCCCGGCGATGGTGACCGTTCCGCCGATGAAGCGGTTGGCCGCGTCAGCGTCGAAGTAGCGATCCTCGTACTGGACCGTGTTGGCGAGAAGCCTGGTCGTGAACGCCGTGGACGTTCCCATAGGCTTGTCATACACGGTCACGGCCAAGGTCGAGCCTACGCCGAAGGAACCCGTCACGCCGGTCGTGTGGGTCGGGGTGCCCGTTCGGATGTAGGCATAGGTCGCATGCCAAGGGGCGAAGGTCATGACGCCCGTCGCTCCCGCCACCGTAACGCCAGAGGCGCCGGTGTACGCCCAACTAGTGAACCGCATCCGTCCCCATCCGGTGTAACCCTGGATGTCGATGGCGTCACCCGTGGCGTAAGGGATCGAGCCGCCGCCGATGAGCGCGGCCGCGTCGGTCGTCTGCATCGGGACGATGGTGAACATTTTCGTGTTACCGTAAAGTTTCTGCACTGTCTGAATCTCCAAGAGAGGTTAGGTTTGAGAATGTATCCGGGTGGTTTCTGGCCCACCCGGCAAAGCCCTTGAATTGTCAGGTTAGCTGGAGCAGTCCGAGCAGATGGTGAAGCTCTGGTTGTGGCGGAACATGATGTCCCAGCGCATGACGGAGTAGAACCAGACCTCGTCCAGCATGACGGCGGCGTCGGTCGATGCGAGGTTGCCTTCCGTGATCGGGACGATTTCGAGTCCGCCCCAGTATCCGAGGATGGCTTCTGCCCAGTTGCCGAAGTAGACTTCGGCGAGGTCAGCGACGGCGCCGACGGTGAGGTTCTTGGGAACCTGGTTGGACGTGGTGAAAGGATACCCGAGGATGGTCGGCTTGGCCGAGTCCCAGGCGTCCGGGCGGAAGAAGTAGTCACCCGTCACGGCGTTCGTGAGCTGCCGGATTACCGCGAGGGTTCTCGGGTTGAAGACGAACGCGAAACGTCCGCCGTCCTTGAGTGCGAGGTCCTGCTCGATCATATCCGGGAAGGTGTGGAGCAGGGCCATGGTCACGGCACCGGACGAGAAGGACGAGGTGTTGAGGCCTGTCCCCTGGTTGACGAGTCCCGTGGGCTGGTTCGCAGCGCCGGTTCCACGCCATCCGAGCGCGTCGATGTTGAGCGCATGCCCGAGGAGCAGATCGTTTCGGACGATGTTCTCCACGTCGGGATTTGCGAGCATCGCCAGATCCTTGGAAACTCGAACGAGTCCCTTGGAACGGTGCGGCCGCATGGTCACCTGACCGAAGTTGATGGTCGAGGCCGAAGGTGCTGTTCCTTCGCCGTACTGGGCGATGGTCGCCGCGCTGGTCTTCTTGGGCATCTGGAATTCGCTGCCCCCGATGTTGGCAATGGTCTGAGCGCCGAGTTGCGCGAGCCGAGGCATGTCCCGAAGGTCCTCGATCAGCTCTCCGGCGATCTGGGGAGCCACGAGGTAGCCGCCCGTGATGTCGGAGCCGAGCTGCTGCGTCTTGAGCATCCGGTCGAGGGCGTCGAGTTCGGGTCCCTTGTTTGCAGCCTTGTGCATTTCCTTGATGTAGTCGTACTCCTGAGGAGCGAACTTCTCAAGGTCCTTGGTAAGGAGGCCGTAGACGAATCGGGAGTATTTGAACTTCCCCTTCTCGACTGCGTCCTCGGCACCGGGCAGGCCGATGGAGTTGTGAGCCTTCATCGACTCGGTCATGGCCTCGATCTGGAGACACATGGTTTCGTGGTTCTCCGTCAGGGTCTTTCTTTCCGCGTCGTTCTTGGCCATCCACGGCTCGAACTTCTTGTCGATCATGCCCTGAACTGCGCTCTCGGCCTTTTCTTTCCGAGCGGCTTTCTGTTCTTCTGTCAACATTGTCGTTACTCCAAAAATGTGTGCTTGTCAGCGGCGAATCATTCAGAGTCGCCGGGTTCATCCTCCTCGTCTTCAAGGATAAGGTCGGCGAACGGTTCGTCCTCGGAGGGGTTCTCCTCCTCTTCCGTCTCGTCGCTTTCCTCGTCTTCGATTCCAAGGTCGAGATACACGTCGTCCGCGATCTCTGCCGGGATGTCGTCCGGCATCTCCGGGTCTTCCGATTCAGGCTGAGAAGGTTCTTCCTCGTCCGTTTCGGGTTGGTTCTCGTCTGGTTTGGGTTCTTCCTCCGTGGGTTCCGGTTCCTCGCCGGTCTCAAGGTCCGTAGCCTCGAAGAAGGTCAAGAGGCTTTTGGCCACCTCGCCCTTGCGGACGCGGTCTGTGAGTTCGTCGGTGATATCCTTGAGGGCTTCCGGGTTCCCGGCCTTGGCCGAGAGGAAGAGTTCGATGCCGTCAAGGTCAACACCCGTTGATGTATTCCCCGTAATCGACGGGCCACTTTCCGGGTCAACGACCGTTCCGTCGATCCCTGAGAAGTCCACCGTGGTCTTGCCCGAGGTAACCGGGATCCCCATGGCATCGAGGATCGACCCGCCTCCCTTGGCGCCGTGGGCCTTGGTTGCCATCTTCTTCAGGGCATCGTAGTTGCTCCCGATGAGGCACCCGCCAAGTTCCCAGAGTTCGGCCTTCTCAACGTAGATCCCCCACTGTCCGAGGTCGAGCTTCTCCCGCTCCTCGTCGGACTCGGGGAACTTCGCCTTCGTCGGGAGGAAGCCTACGGATACGGCCTTGAGCATCGGAGGCTTGGATGCGTAGTAAGCAAAGACCATGTCCACCATCTTCTGAGCATCCTCGCTTTCGAGGTCGTCCGGGAAGAGGATATGGAACATGAGGGCTGGCTTATCGCCCCCGGTCTCTTTCCAGGCCTTGAGGCCGACTGCCGGCGGGAACCCTGCATAGTTGTGAGCCCAGGAGAATGCGGGGTTGGTCTTCCAGATTTTCATGTCCCAGCCGCTGACCTTGATGCGGTCCCCGTCGCGGTCCCGGCGTTCGGTAGATCCGACGAACTCGAGGACCCGGCTTCCGCCCTTGGGTTCCTTGGTAAGGCCCTCGATATACTTGATGGCGTCCGGGGTGTAGAGAGTCTTGTCCGTCTCGGCGTCGAAGGCCTTCATGACCTGGTCGTAAGACATGCGGTTGATGTCAGGGACCATGGCCTTGCCGATGGTCGTCTTGTCATCGTGAGCCTTCCGCATGGCCTCGAAGTGCTGCTGCCCCGTATCGGTGATGAGGTGCTTCATTAGTTCGCCTTTCGGATATTGGCCTTCATCTCGGTTTGTAGTTTCGCGTATACCGCATGAACGGCCTTGGCCGCTTTCTTTTCGATGGTGGTGGATGTCACCTTGATTCGGGCGTCCCACTGGCCGGTCGTGTCGATCTTGCCCTCTGGCTTGTCCATCAAGGGGAAGGTCGTGCAACGGCAGTTGATCACCTCTGAGGCCCCACCGTTGGGGTCGTGCGGGTTCTTGAGTCCGTTCGGGAATAGGTTACCCACCTTGACCCAAGTCTTCGCCCAGTCGCCCTCTCGGTGGCTGTCTCTAACTGCCGGGTCGTGGGCGCTCGTCCAAGCGTGATAGGGAACGTCCTCCTCCTCCATTGCCATGTAGCGGGAGTTGTCGATGGTGTCCCCCGTCTCGGTCCGTGCGATGGTCCAGGACTGGGCCGCCCCTTGATCCTTAAACCGTTCGTCGAGTAGCTTGGCGATGTCCCCGACCGTGTCGCCCCGCTCGATGGCGTCCGAGATGACCTTCTTCATGGTCCGGTGATAGCGGACCGGAATCGTCTTGACTCTGTTCCATTTGGTCTTAAAGAAGTCGGAATAGGCCTTGCTGACCTCCCAGTCGAAGCCTATCGCCATTCCCTCGGTTTCGAGTTGGGCGAGGGCCATATCAACGGCCTCGTGCATTAGAGGCTCCAATGCCTTCTTGAGCGCCTCGTATGCCGCGGCCTCGTTGAATAGGGTAGCAGGCAGCTTAATGAGATCCTCGGGGTCTTCGGCCTTTGTGATAAGTTTGGACGTTGTAGGGGCCTCCAGGGCCTTCTCAGCGCCACCCCCGCCGCCACCGACGTCGACTCCGAGGGCTGCCATGTCTTCCTTGCCCTTGACCGTCTGAAGGTCTGCCTCAACGAGCCCCTGCCTGACCCAGATGGTTTCGGCGTGTGGGTTGCCTTCGAGGTCGAGCCCGAGGTTCATGATCCGGTTGATCTCGACCAGCGGGACGCAAGCCTGCATTAGCCGCCCGATGACGAGGGAATGCTCCGCGAGGTCTTTTTTGAGCGCGTCGATCTGAGTGAAGTCGAACCGGACCCGCGTCTGCTCCCGGCGCCACCGTAGCCATTGGCCCCAGAGGACCTGCTGGAACGTGGTGGCTCTCGGGATAATTGCGTGGGTATAGAAGGACTTCTCGGCCTCCATGGCCGTGGCCTTGTTGTAGCTATCGGTCAATCCGAGGATATGCTTATTGCAACGGAAGACGGCGATGATCTCGTCGCGGCTCCACTCCCTCTGAGAGATGAAGTCCATGTCCTTCTGGCTGGTGCTGATGTTCGTGAACTTGGTCCCTAGTTCGGTCACGAGGACCTTGTAGGCGTTCTCGGCTCCCCCGTGTTCCTGCTGGAACTGCCTCTTGTACTGGCGAAGGACCTTCTTGTCGGCCTCTTCCCTGAACTCCAGAACGCCGCTGACGATGCCAGCATTCTTGAAAAAGCTCTCTGAATACTCCTCGGCGCTCTGATCAATCGTGATCCCCTTGGCCGCGGCTTCCATCGGCGATAGGCCTGACCATGGCTTCGAGGGGTGCGGGTGGTTGAACCAGACGACCTCGTAGTCCATGAGGGTCTGAGTAACGTTCCCGTTGGTGTACTTCCATCCGAGGAGCCATCCGTTGTCGGCGGTGATCGGGCTCATGCGGTCCGGGTTGACGACGACGATGTTCTCCGGGATGTCCCCGTACTGAGTGACGCCCGTTTTGACCCAGAACACCTGGCCTGCCGAGTCGAAGTGGATCTCGGATAGTTGCCATAATTGGGCGGGGGTATTGACCTGCTTCGATGGGTAGGTCAGGACACTCTCAAGTTTCGGGTCCTCGACTGCCTCCCAGACCTTGCCCTTCTTCTTCTCGTAGATGAGTGGTAGGGAACCGATGGCATCGGCTATCCGGGAGATGCAGGAGTAGACCCAGACGTGGTTCTCGTAGATTTTGTCCAGGCCCTTGGGGTCGAGGTTGAGCTGGAGGAGGCTCCCGACGTTCGGGAATGACGGTCCGGTGGCCTTGGTCGTGGCCGGCACGGTCAGCGCGGTCGTCCAGTCTGAGATAGCTTTGATTACAGAACCCATACCCGGGCCTTTCTTGGAGCTGTTTTGCGGATCCACCATGCGATAGCCCATGCCATCACTCGGTCGTCGTGGCTACCCTCCAGGGCCTCGTACTTGGTCCCGGTCTTATTGATACAGAAGGTCATGGCTTCCCCGAGGAACATCCGGTCGTTGATCTCCATGGCGTTGCCCTCGACCGCCTCGTCCCGGATAGCGTCCAGGATCATCGGGCGTGTCTTGGCGTTCGTCTGGAATCCTACCTTGCCCGGGCTGTCTGAGTCGTAGGACTGATGGACGAAGAGGTTTCTGTATTGCTCGGTGTTCTTGAGTGTGTTAATTACGGAGTGGCCGTGGTTGTTTGCCTCGACGGCTATGACAGCGTTCTCGTAGTAGGTCCCAAGGGCTGCGAGTTTCTTCCCGAAGATTTCAGTGGCCCATCTACCGTGCAGGGACGCGCATTGCCGCCCCTTGGAATCTAGGACCCCGGCTGTGGATGCGTCCCCGCTGGCTAGACCCTCGGCGGTATCAGCCCCGATGAAGTACCGCTCCCCCTCAATAGGCTGACGCCATACGAGGAGGTGGCCGTTCTCGTGCTGCTCTACAGAGGGGAGGCAAGTGCCTATCTTCGCTTTACATGTCTCTACGTCGAACCAGCAACCCTCTTGAGTGAGGAATGCTTCCTCGATGGTCTCCGGGTATTCCTGCGGGAAGAGACGACCATGCTCGAACTGCTTGGCCCTTCTGTACTTAAGTTGCTCGTCTGACCACGGTCCGAGTTGGTCGGATCTCCTGATTTCTTCTTCTGTCCTGGTAATGACCTCTCCGGGGAGAAGGTCAACAACGTTCGTATCGTCCAAGAACCAAGGGAGGAAGATGACCGAGTAAGGGGAATTCCCGTTGAGGGACTTCTGAACCTCCTCCCAGAACCACCCCGCGGCGCCTTGGGTCGTTGACTCAAGGACGATCTCGCCGTACTTACAGGCGGCGGTGAAGCCTGACATGGTGTCCTGGTACTCCTCGACATCGACCTTGACGCGAGCGGCTTCTGAGAAGTGGACCTTCGAGATGCCGCCACCGCGGGCAACGGACTTACCGAGCCCGGTGTCGAACTCCATGATGTTGTCAAGTTGAGGGAATTCGAGGTTGGTCCGGGAATCGGACCGCGTCGGGCGCTCCATCACGTCCCGGTGGTCATAGAAGCGGTTCATCATCCTGAAGATGTTCTTGCTGTTCTTGGTCTTGTCGGCCACGGAGATGATGTGCTGTAGGCTCTCGGTCTCCATTTTGTAGTAGTTCTCGGCCATCTCTTCGGTCGTAACGCCTACTCGCCTCGCTTTGACTACCAAGTACCACGGGCGTTTGCCTGCCTCTACCACGTCGGCCTTCATTTGGCGGTAGACCTTCTGGATGGATTTGAGGATGAGCGGGATGAGATTGTCGTTGTCGTCCCTGATCCAGAGGCATTCCTCGGCGAATTGCTCGAAGGAATCCCAGTCCCGGCGCTTCGCCTGGTCGTCCTGCATCTGATGCCAGAACTCTCCCACGGCGTCGGGGATGGAAGGGTCGCTGAAAAGGATCTCGCCTCTCATGCGGAGTCCCTCCCCCGGATGGAGAGGATGCGAAATTCGTCGTTGAGGACCTTGGAAATCGCCTTGGCGGTCTTCTCGTCAACGACTTCGGAGACGACCTTACGGATGGTCTTCTTGAGATCGGAGACGATGCCGGCCATCTCGGGCATGGATACGGTGACCTTCAGGCCATCCTCGATCTTGCACATCCGCTCAACGGTCTTGGATGCAACGTCAATGAGAGAGGCCAGGGCCTTGGCGTCACGCTCGGAGAGGTCCTCCACGAGCCGGAAGCTGTCGATGTAGTCCTTGGTGTCCTGGTCGATGGTCTCCCCGGCCTGCATGGCTCGGCCTATGTCGGCGAACCGCTTGAGTTCCTCGATCTTGGCCTTGACGACATCCTCGTCGGTGCCGCGCAGCATGGCGGTGCCCTCTCGCTCGATGGCCCGGGTCCTCGATAGGTAGATGGCTCTGAGGTGTTCAAGCTCGATGCGTAGGCTCTTGGGGTCCTTCCAGATGGCCTTGACCTCTTTGACGAGTTCGGAGAGGAAGGGGAGGGGAGTGGGTTTGATCTTGCGGTTCCGCCCGTGAGTGACGTTGGCTTCGGCCCCTGCCCCCCCGTGAAAGCGACAGGTAGGGCTCCCCTTGAACCTCGTCTGCTTGCACCTCTTCCCTGTTGACCTGCTGTTTGCCGTGCATCTGCGGTCATTGGGGGGAATTCGTTCGGCCATAGGTGGAACCTAAGTCACTGAGTCTCTAGTGAATTCACTGACTTGATATTGCTTGGCAGTCGGTCCAGGGTCAATCGGGTACTTTACAGAGTGTAAAGCCGTAGGGCGTTCCCCTATATATAGTAAGGGAAGTTTTTTCTTTTTCTCGGTATTCCCGTACCGCGCCCCCCTTTTGGGTACTCTATCCCAATTCAAGGCGTTTGATCCAAGGCTTATCCAGAGGAGGGAGGCATGGCCGGTTCTAAAAACTTGAGAGTACCCCCGGCCTGAGAGAAAGCAGAAAAGAACTCCTGCTCCCGTGTTCTGGTTTCACCTCGTAATTGTAAGATCCTCCTGGTCAGCTTACGCGAGGGGGCCTGTCGTCTACTTTTCGCGCTGGCGGGTCGACCACTGACAACGATCAGAGGATTGGGGCCGTAAGCCCTTGCCATTTTTGGCTCCGTACCATCCCTGTAATTTGGTGGGGAGATGGCGGGGGTCCACGCCGGCCGGGCGCTCGGATTATACTGCGGAGGGGCAGTCCCACAAAAAAACGCCTCCGAGTTGCCTCGAAAGCGTCTAGCGTAGAACCCACAGGACCAACTATGGATTATTCGTTGATTTGTCCGAACATGTTTCATTTGTGGTCCTTGTAAGCTCTGTCGCTACAAGAACCCTAACCCATGAGAAAACGGAATTCAAGAACTTTTTTCTGCCTTTTCCTTCTCAACTACAGGATGAAACCGATCATCAAAAGCCTTGACAGCATCGTCGGCGTCCCTAACAGCCACGGCGAAAGGCATAATCGGACGTGCCCCCTTGAACACGGTGAGCCATAGGTCTGCCCTCTCGATCTTCAGTTTGTCGTTGTACTCTGACATTGTATTCCCCTCTTAAAAGACTTCCCTACCCGATTGTCTCTAGTTCGTTGGTAAGACTTACTCTCTTGAGTAACTTGATATATGTATATCAAAAGAAATCATGTCCTGTTTGGTCGTGTCATATCAATTCTAGCACCGTGCAATCGAGTCAAGTCGTGTCTTGTCCCGTAGTATCTGGTCATGTCATTTCGCGTTGTGTCGAGTGTAATCTATTGCTCAGACCACTTCACTGATTCAACCTCGAAGCAGCCATAGTATCCACCGTTTTCGGGCCGGAACACTCCGAGCCCGATGAAGTTTCCAGCTTCCTTCAGGACGCGCTCGAATACGTCCTCCGGGATGATGTCGTCAAGGATGTAAAAGATCACGGACCCGGCCCACTCCTGGATGGTGGGGAAGCATTTCATGACTCTGGTTGTGCTTCCTGCTCCGGTCCCGCCTGAGAATACCCAAAGCCCTTCCGTCTCGTCTTTGCTGACTCCGAGGTTGAGTCCTTCGGTGACGAGGATTCCGCTCTTGAAGTGCTTCGTGTAGTTGGCCTTCCCCTTCCCTGGGATCTGGATTCCGAGGAACCGCGCTGCCGTTTGGACGGTCTTCTTGAGGGCCATCGGGGGGATGAAGCATACGCCTTCTTTGTTGTAGTGCGCCTTCTCTCTCCATGTCCGTTTCTCGTAGGCGTCCTTCGATTCTTTTTCCTTCGTCTTTTCTGCCTGGTGGTACTTGCCGAACTGAAGAGGGGCAAGTCCTTTGATTGTTGCGGTTGCTAGTCTCATGTTTTTCTCCTGTAAAAAAGTGTTGTCGTGTCCTGTATTATCGCTTCGTGTGAGAGCCTGTCGATTCGCGTCCAATCAAATCCGGTCGAGTTAAAGATCGTGTCGTATAGAGTCCAGTCTAGTGCTGTCCTGTCGAATGCAGTCAAATCACGTCGCGTCAGGTAGTGTCATGCCAAGTCCCATCACGTCTAATCACATCAAGATTCGGACTTGAAAGCCTCAAGCGTTTTCGCAAGAGGAAGTTTTTCCTTCGACTCGGCTACCCTGGCCTCGATCTTCTTGACGTTGGCCTTCGTGCCGATTGCCCGGATAGCGTTGTCGATGCTCATCCCGGCGTTGTGCTTGATCTGGTTCTCGTCTGTGAGGCCGTCGAACTTGACGCAAGCTCTCCGCTTCATACGTCGAAGTGCGGCCCTCCTGATTGAGCGATATCCGTCCTTGTCAAGTGCAAGGATCTGCTCATCGCTAAGCCTGACGAGTCCCTCGTTTTGGATCGTCCCGAATACGACCTGCTCCGTCCTCATGGCGGCCCTTCTTGCGGTTGCCATAGCGGAGTAGGCTTGGCCCTGAACGTCCCTTCCGATGCGCTTGGAAAGATCCTCGTAGGTGATCGTCTCCCCTACCTTGACATCGACCAAAACGCCGAGGATGATTTCGGCGTCAATCGACATCGTCTTGATAGTTTGCTTTTCCATGGTTCCTCCTTGGGTAAAAGTCTTATCTTGTCCTGTCCAGTCAGGCCGGGTCATTTCACATCAAGTCAAATCCTGTCAAGTTTGGACAATAAAAAACCGAACATCGAATACCCCTGAAGCTCATGGCGTTGAGACGGGGGCAGACAATGCCCGGTAAATTTTGGTTGTAATGCCATGAGCTTCAAAAGCCTAGTTTAAATATACCATGAGATGATCGAGAGTCAATCTGTTTTATTCTTTTTCCTAAGACACTTCATTCGATTTGCTCCTCTCATCCTTCGACGATTGCGTCCCTGGTATCCC